CCTCTCGCTCTTTACTCATTCTAGTAGACATTAGCAGTCATCCCCATAAAATGCAGAGTCTGTAGTTGCAACGTCCGGATCCTCAGAAGAAACCTCATGCGGTCCTGAAATTGGTGGCTCAAGCTTTCCGTCTTCTTGTAGTTGCCTAATATCATTAGTTGGACCAAGCCTGTTCTCTTCCTGGCCTCGTTGTTGGACAAACTCTGTTTGTACAGCATCATCGTCATCAAATGACTCATCTGTTGGTCCAATTGGCTTCATATCAATCAAACCCTTACGAGCTTGCTTACCAACTATCTTTACCCCTGTTTTATGTTCAACCTGGCCGTAGATATTCTTATCAGCAACAATTGATGTTATCTCAAAGAAAAGTGCACCGTAACTAAAATAGTCACCCTCCTTAACAATAACTTCCTTGTCTAATAAGTCCCGGCTTTGTAGATTAACTGATATCGTTGACATCTCTTCGGACCCAAACCTGCCTGTTTTCCAAACTTGTGGTTCCCATTCTACTAATGCCTCAAGCTCTATTGGTGGATCAAATACTTTCTCAGGTGCTTCTTCATATACATCATGCACATTAGTAAGATCCTCTCGAATCTTATAGTAAAAGATCTTTTGACCCACAACGTCTTTAGTTACCTCTTTGGTAATATCAGCTATAAAATCAACTTCTCTTGGTGTTATAAATAATCTGGCCATCTCTTATCCTATTATAATAGCCTTACCGCCAGGCACTGGAATATGGCGCAAAATCTTTTGCATATTTTCTACAGTTGCCGCCTCTTCTTCAATCATCTTACTATAGGTTAAAGTTTCAAGCATTTCCTTGAGTTCTGTCCTAAGCTTCTCTTTCTCTTCACGACCATTACCAATTAAGTCAGAGCCATTTAACTGTAGGTCAGCCCCCGGGATAGGAACGCTACTAAATTTTGACCTAATCAATCCTAATAGTTCTTTTGCTCCAGCCAAGGTATACTGACGTATCCATTGACGAGCCATACTGTTAACCCTATTAAATTGAAAATTACCAAATGGTACGTTAGATAAATTACTGACCCCATGAATCTGTTCATCTGTATAACTCGGTGCCAATGGGTCAGGACTGTATGCAATTCTTACCCACAATTTACTAGGAGTGACCTGTGTTGGCATTGGAAAAATACGGATTTTTGTACCAGATGTTCGATATGAGTAATTGGATCTCCTTACCCTATTTGAGATATCCATCTGGCCGGCGCGTAATATATCTTCAAAAACAGGTAACACATAGAATACTGTTTCCGGAGTAAATGACTCAAACGAAAACTCATTATTCAAATAGTTTATTGCTGATGTTGTATCAAAAAATCTATATGCAGCCTGGGGTGAGAAGTGATATACTTCCATTATCTTCATTTTTGTCTGGGGTGTATTTGCAGCATTGTCATATAGTGGAACATCATCAGCATCAACTAAGTCAGTATATAAATCATAATCTTGCTTGTTTCGTTCCAATTGAATGGAACCCGAAACGGTATTATATGAACCACCTATTCCAGCCTCCATTGCATATGGCTCAGCACGGCGAAGCATAAACTCTAGATTCTCTAATGGGAACTTTTGCTCTATACCATGAGGGCCTATGTTTGTGCTGCCTGACATAAAGCTACCGGTAGGTAACCCCAATAGGTTCATAAGGTGGGATTGTGCCTGGTACTGGTTAACAATAGATGCATATTCCAAGAATGATTCTTCAAAACATGCCCATATTTGTTTCTTTGTTAGTTCAACACTAAGAATGTCATCGCCCAACTTACGCTTAACAAATGTTACTAGCGCATCTGCCTCAAACTGAAACCCCTGGTCGGCATCAAAAAATCCAAAGGGTGTTGGGTTTAGTGTATTTAGAAACGTCGCCATCTGTTTACTCCCACATATTCTCTAGAATAAATATGGTGCACAGCATCGGGTTGACAGCAGGCACGCAACGAATTATTTGAAAGCTGCTAAAAACAAAACGGGCGGCCAAAAAGGCCGCCCGTCGAAAATTGAACTCTTGTTATCTATTAGATAATGTTGAGATCTTGAACCGTTACAGTACCGTAGAAGTCCGCTCGGACCATCTTCTTACCATATCGAGTCATGACACCCTTACGAGGAGTGAAGTCCTCTGGGGCGAAAATCGTCGGAGTAACGATAAGGGGTACATAAGGTGCGTATACATAGCCTGTTTCCAGGTAGCTTCCACCCTTGTAGCCAACAAGAATCTTATTTCGTGGGAAATAGGGGTCCTTGTAGACGGTGAAACGATTACTGAGGGTACCTGCCTTTTCACAACCAAGTGTGAAAGGAGCACCAACCTGACCGTCGCCGTCAAGGCTGTAAGAAGGTCGATAAAGCACTGAGGCTTCAAGGATCGTCGCAACATCAGGACCTACAACAATAAAGTTGGCGGAGCCTCGGAGCGTCTTACGGTGGATAGTGTTACCACAATCGATAATGGTTTCAACCAAAGTCTCATACCATTCTCGGACCGTACCGGTAAAGGATGGCATGGTACCTGCAGGCGCAAGGCCTGTATCCTTCACGACAAATCTACCAGGAGCACGTGACCAGTGTAGGTTTGCCCCACGAGCCTGTGTAAGTAGATCATTAAGAATCTCACGATCGATTTCCAGGGCAACTTGCTCAGAAAGAATCTGTGTAAGCTCAACCTCAGCGTCAAGGCTGTGATAAGCATTAAGATCCTGTGCAAGTTCTGGAGACCAACGAGCTCTCAACTTACGGGTTGAAGCAGTAACAGCAACCGATTCAATTTTGATATCGATTTCTGGAATTGCAGGAGCTGGACCAGATGGGTCAAAATCTGACTCAAATGCTGGAACAACCAAACTATCGCCGGAGTTACCAGAGTGTCTAGCGGGGCTCTTCACGAATGAAACACCAACAGAGGAGCTATTCTCAACCTGTGCTGTCGTATCACAAATCGTTAGGATGTGCGCACCATCGACAGCATTAGGGGTAAATAATCCACCAGTTGTCATATCACCTCGTCGGTTAAGGCGACGGATATTGCATACACCAGTTCCAGTCCCTAGACCATCACGGGCTGCATTTACAGTAGCATCGCCGTCAGCAAGAACTGAAATGTCTTTGATCATTGTTAGATCTGCATCTGTGAGGTCACTTGCCAATAATGTAACAGCACGATAGTTACCAGCAGCACCGGCATCCTCGAGAACCGAAATCAAAGCCGGATCCCATTGGATTAATTGCAGGTTCTTAGCATTAACTACGTTTGCGGTCTGGAGCTCATTACCGATAGCCCAAACAGCAGGATCCGCATTATCAAATGCACCATTCATACCAGTTACAACAGTAACGCCAGTTGCGCCAGAAGCACCTAGATGGGAATGGACCTTAGAAAATCCGCTACCTGCAAGGTCATACTGTCCTCCGACTCCATCAGAGCCTGCAGCAACACCAGCACCATTTGGAGAATTATAAATAGAATCCCCTTCGGTGTATGTGCTTGAGGTAGCATTACCAGCATCTGGCGCAACACCATCTGCTACGGCAGAGCCATCAGCACCACCCTGATCTGAACCATATGCATAATCAAGATAGAAAAGCAATCCGGAAGGAAGGCTCATTGGTTGAATTGATACCAGATCGTTTGCAACCAAGCCACCAAAGACTCGACGTACGATCGGGAATGCAATATTTGTGAAACCGCGGATATCACCATTGCCGTCTGCTGTATTACCAGCACCAGCACCTAGTGAGTTGGCCTCACGAAGTAGTTGAGACGCTTGGTTTTCCATGAGCATTGCCATGTTTTCTCGATTAACGCCATCAAGACCGCGAAGTAGGCCCGTACGGGACCACTTTTCGACTAGTCGGCGATTAGCGAGACCCAAGTGCCGTTGACGAATTCCTTCGGTCAACTGATTTAATGAAAAATTCTTAGACATTGTGTATTCTCCTAATACTAATTGTGTTGTTATTGGTTATCACTTAGTGTCCTTGCCTGAAAGTCCTGCAAGAACTGCCCAGCGATCTACCTCAACACCATTTTGGGCGGGACTAGCCGACCGGGTTGATCTGGAAGATGATCCGGATGTTCTACGAGTTGCGCCCTCTTTAAGGGAACGACTGCGAGTACGTCCAAGTGAATTAGTCAAGCTCTTATATAAGAGTTTGGCTTCTCTCAGTGTCTTGGCTCCGTCTAGAGCCTCGACGATCGCCCGTTGTTGTTTAGGCGAAAGATTTCTATTCTGCATAAGCTTGTTTGCATATAGCAACTTGGCATTAAACAGATTCATTTCGGTTAATTGACCACGAAGAGACCCAACGGCCTTCTTGTAATCAGTAAGCTTTCCTTTGAGTGCTCGATTCTGTCGGCTCTCATTGGTTCTGGATTGACGTGCCCGTGCACGTGCTCTGCGGCGTCGGCCTTCAGGCATTGCATCGGTGGAACCGCTTCCTGCTCCAACTGTCGGCATGGGTGCATCACCCAACTCATCGGCCAGTGCATTCAAAAGGGTATCTTCATCGACATCGACAAAAGCTTCATCCTCTACATCGCCGCCGCCGAAGGCGTCAGCTGTTTGGGATGGCTCATCTACACCGGAAGTTTCTTCCCTAATACGTCGGGCGGTACGATTTCGGCTATTCTTTAGGCGCCGAAGTTCTCTACGCAACAAAGACTCATCAATCTCAAGGACCTCATCAGCTTCGTTTGTATCTTCTTCTTCATCACCCTCGCCGTAGAGCTGTGATTCGAATTCAATTTCTTCTTCATCACCCTCTTCATCTTCTTCATCACCCTCTTCATCATCCATTTCGCCTTCCTCGGCGGGGACAACTTCTAGATCAAGGCCTACAGCAGCAATAAGATCTTCAACCGCACCCTGTGCAGCTGCTGGATCTACTTCAACTTCTTCGCCCTCATCTTCGAGGTCTAATTCATCGCCACCTTCTTCATCGGCTGCGAGCTCTTCTTCTTCCTCTACATAGAGGTCGAATTCTTCTAATCCTGTTGTTTCCAAAAGCCTACGTAAATCAGAGTTTCCGCGAGCTGTTCGGCGTCTTGACGATCTTGACATTTTTTTCATCTCCTTAAGAATTGAAACCGTACGTCGGTGAAGCCGTCCTGACGACCCACATTCGATAAGTATTGCTTTCTGTCGCAAACTTCCTATCTCACGTAACAATTTTGTGTAATGATTACGCACAATGGCTCTCTGGGAGGAACTTAACTTCTTACCTTCAAGTGCTTCAATCAATGCATAAAATCTACGAAGCTTGCGCTCAAACCTATTAAGCTTTTGCTCCATTTGCAAGGTTTTCCTCGTTTCTGCTTTTCTATGTTGCAACAAACGACTCAACGCCTCTGCTACTGGCTCATCCAGTAAAAGTTCATCTTCGCCTGCATCGTCAGGCATGCCATCGCTAGCGCCTACGTGCAGGTCAGCCGTACCTGTGTCAACCGAAACTGAGCCATCTGCTCCAATCTCAAGGTTAACATCAGCATCGGCATCAACGGTAATAGAGGGGCCGGCCCCAGCGTCCATAGCCATGTCAGCCTGAACTTCAGGTTCAGCACCAATGGCCATTCCAGCACCCATAGCATCCTCAGGACTAAGATCATCCAGGTCTATGGTCATCATTTCATCACCGTCCGGTTCATCATGTCCGGCTTCTGGGGGTGCAACATCATCAACACCCGCCTCATCTGCTAAAAATGCGAAATCGTCATCACCCATTTCGTCATCACCTTCATCATCCGGAGCATCTTCTCCCAATAACTGCTTTTCAATTAGCCGGCGAATCTTTGGGGTAACTGCATCGATAATTTTATTTTTAGCATTTTGCTCAGCTACATCTCGTAGTTGCTTTGCTTCAGCAATTGCCTCTTGGTATAGACTTAATGCCATGTCAATCTCCCTTTTATCCATCATAAGTATTCCGCCTCGGGCAAAAGTTACATATGATTGCTCACATCGTTATTTTTGTTGCTGTTTTTCTGCTTGCATTTGTGCGCGGCGTTTGCCTTTATGTTTCTTATCACGTCGGACTTTCGATTTCTTAACATAATAACGCCTTTTCCGAA